TACGTGCAAACAGGTAAACTCAACACTTCACTGAAATTACTATTAGTAAACGCATCTTCTCTAACTATTTTTAAATTATCCATCTTAAAATTACCTGTAAAAATGATATTTTGAAAGATAACCTCCTCGATAAACTCGACAGGAAATAGATAAATGCCTTTGAAGTAACTGTAATCAGGAAACTCTATCTCTGTAAAATTATCTAATAAACACTCTACTATCTTATGTTCAACTTTATCATATTTGCTAACATTATCTTGTATGTATCTAGTATAAAGAATATCAGACAACTCCTGCACCGCTACTGCACTATCATTAACATTACTTATATTTACCAACTCCGCTTTGTTACTAATAAGTGCACCTGTCTTGCTTAAAGTATCTAACATAGTTACAGATAGATTATCTACATCCACCTGTGCAGGTCTAACAAAACCACCTAAAATCCACTGCACATCAGGGATATGTGGCTTTGGCTGTATAGCAGGCACTTCAACGTCTATCATCTTTAGCAAAGTTACATCCACAACAGGCTTTAGCGGAGACCAATCGCTAACTTTTAGCAGTTTCCAGTAATTGTTTTTCCAATACACCACACGTTTTTTGCTCAAAGTTGAAAAAGTAATAGGGTCAAAATAGCATTTTAATCGAACTATTTTACCTGATAATTGTATATACTCTTGTAAAACTTTAAAATAGTAGGTGTAAAACAAGTTATCTATAGGTAAATTATCCATACTGCTAAACACTACTCTGGGTGTGTCATAGCAGTAGTCAAAGTTCGAACTGCAAAAATCTAAAATATTTATTTGCTGTAAACCATATAAACTGTAAATGTTCTCATTATACCATAAATACAGGCGTTCAGCAACCTGTTGGTGTGTATGCACCTTTCTGACACCTACAAAAGCCTTATCTGCACTTACCTTCTTAAGATTACCGTTTTCATTTTCGTAGCTTGCAGTAAAAGTGTAGTAGTCGTTGTATATATAAGTAGCTGCCTTGCAGATAGTAAATTCATTTTTAATACTCAACTCTCCTTTCGCGTAACTTTCAAACTCCGTTTTAAACTCTCCAAAATCAATCCCCGCCTGGTCTTTGTGATATTTATTGTGATAGTCTTTATCACTAATGCTATATTTAGCCGATATTTTGTTGTAGTCTATCGAACCGCTCGCAGGTTCTATCGATATTTCGCTGTCATAGTCGACTAAATCGGTAATGTCTAACAATGTATTACTGTTTAATTGGTAGTAGTCGATTTCAGGTTCTATAACTAACTTATTTATGTCTTTGTCTAAACTAAACACTAGATTAAACATTTTTTGTAGATTAACTATAACATCATACATACTAATATGAGGTAGTTGGCTGTAAAGGTTTATAGTAGAGCCTTGCAACCGCACCTGGCTACCAGCTATTTTTTTTATATTTATAAGAATCTTTTGCAAGTTACTGTCTATTACAAACATTTTTTCATTTTCATCATCCCAGTAGCTTTCGTGTAAAGCTATATCCTCTTGTATGTATATGTCTAACATAGTGTTGTGCTCGAGTTCTTTTTCAAAATAAGGATTTAAGTTTAAAATCTGTTTATATGGCACGAAAGTGCTGTAATAATTTAGCTTTTCCACCTCGCCTGTAGCTAAATCTGTGAATTTAAAAATTATATGACCTCTCCATTTATTCATAGTATCTCCTAGTATAACATAATTTTGTAAATCGAAATTTATCCGATATTTACAGCCTCCAACTAGATAAATATGTCGTGTTACTCCGTTTACGTAGCTGTCAAGTTCGTCCGATTCAGACGTGTTTATAGTTATTTCATAACTTGTATATTTACCTTGTCCATAAAAACTACTCCAACCGTGCATTAAATCCCACCTTGAGATATTCCTGTCATATTTGTTTATATAAACTCGATAATTTTCGTTATTGTCGTCTGTATAAGTAAGTTCAGATAACAAAAAAGGTAGATAGTCTAACATATAAACATCATTATAGTAAAAATCTAACAGCATTTTGTCACTATCCCCCCATATACCCAAATTTTCAGATTTATTGTTACATAGCCAAAGTGCTTTTAACCTATCAGAATTTAAAAAACTGCTTTGATACTGCACTCCAATTTTTTCGAAGCCCTTATCTATGATTTTTTTTAAGTTTGCAGCTATGGGGATTTTACTAATATCAATCGCAGTAGTGTAACTACCACCTATATTTTTCTGCGAAACGCACTCCCCGTCTGCCATAGCAACTCCTATGAAAGTCTCATTAACAGTAGTGTTTAGCAAGGTTTTAACATTATTAAACGTCCACTCATAGCCATAATTATCCAATTCGTCTATATATAGATTTTTAAATTCGTTTAATATATCTTTAACGTCGTTTATTACCTGAATTTCGAAGATAGTTAAATTTTTGTTTCGAGTAATCCCTGTAAGCAAGGCTACACCCTGCATAACTTCTACATCGTCGACATATATGATACAATGCTCTCCAGTCCTGCTATTGAACGTAAAGCTAAAATCATTCTCTCCTTCGTAACGAACTTCATAGTATTCTTTAAAAAATGCTACAGCCCGCTCCGTTCCTGCCAACTTCAATGTTTTTGTAAACTTACTATCTATCGCTTTACTGAAGTCGTTTATATTTTCATTATCTATGTTTATCGAAAAATTATCATCTAAACATTCGAACGTTTCATCTATTAAACGAACCTTTTTACCTATATTTGTTCTGAATATAAATCTAATCTTTATGTTCATATCTTTATTTTTAACTTAATATTAGAGAAAGTATTTACAACGCTCACGGCGTCCTGATAACTATTATCTTGCACCACGCACTCCACCTGAGTTCCGTTAGTGTCAATTAGATACGTTTTTGGCGACATTATAATGCTTTTTGCAATATAATTAGCTTGGTCTACAGGTAAATCGTAGCTAATTAAAGTAAATTCGTCGTCCAAATTAACTAATGATTGTCTTAACCCTGTATCCCCGACTACAAGCCTGTTATACGTCTGCCTTGTAACCTGCTTTGTGTCTTGCTTTAAATACCATCCAGAAAATCTATCCTCGTAGCCCGTATGTAGGTTAAGATATTGAAGTTTGTAGAGTGGCTCGCAGACTTGTTTGTGATGTATACGTATAAGTTTTTCGTAAACAGTTCCTACTTTTTTATAAATATTTTTTAAAGAAGTGTTTATTTGAACGTTATATGCTATATAAATATAATTATCATTATACCAGGCTATCGAATCTACTTTCGAAAGTGTGTCAAAGTCGCTTGTAGTGTAGTAATAGTAGTAGTAGTCAGAAATTTCAGGTAAGTAAGAATTATAAATTCGTAGATACACGTCCAGCTGCACACTTGCACCACCTACATACGTGTCGTCGTTATATTCTAACACTTCTACGTATAATGAATAATTGTTTAAATTAGATAAATATCGCAATAGTGTAGATAAATAAGTGTTTACAATAGTTGAACCAATTTTAGGATATAGTTTTAAGTTGTAGTATTGATTAGTTTCTTGATTAGTTAACTTTACTCTAAAGTTCAATCCAGCTCCTACATTATCACTTTCGATATATAAAAAAATATCGTTGTACATTGGCAAAGCAGTACCAAAACTGCTATTACCGTTTTTATCTAAAAAATCTACGCTTTGTATCATAATAATTCTATTTTATCTATTCTTTTCTCAAACTCATCTACGAAATTACGTGCTTTAATGCCTTTTAGTTTTATAGAAGTTGCTAGCTGGTATGCCTCTTTTACAGTAATCGCCCCCATCCCTTTAAACTTTGCCCACTCTATCATAGCTAAAGCGTGTTTTTTCGAAGCAGGAACGAACTTGAAGCTATACTCACTATTCCTATTTTGAACCAACCCGTTTACTCCTTTGTCTACAAATTTCCAGTAGTAGTCTGCATATATTCTAATTTCATCGCCTTGCCATTCTGGTTCAAGGCTTTGTATCAAGTTACTCGAAGCCTCTACCTTCTTTTCACGCATAACTTTAATTAGTTCGTCGACAAGCTTTTGTGGAAGCTCTACTCGAATAATTTCATTAAAATCTTCGTCTTCAGCACCCAAATCCTCAATATCGACTTCGAAGGTCAACGCTGGATAATCTACTCTAGTGCCCATATTACCTACGTTTTAGCTGTTTATTAATTTCCTTTTGTTCATCTATTAAATAGTTATAGTAAACTAAAAATCTGTCAAATTCCCATTTTAAAACGTCGTCAAAGCTACACCCATAGCCGTTTGCAACGTATTTTATAGAACCTATCCAAGTTTTTATTTTTTCTGACATAGCTACTTCTTTACCATCTCCTTCACCTTTTCTAGAAAATTTTTCCAAACTAAAAAAAAATTCGCAAGTTGCATATAGTCCACCACATCCGCCTCTTGCATTACCTTTTCTCTGTCGTCTACATTGCTATTACGTTCGTCGACATAACTACCTGTTTCAGTGTAGCATAGAGCTAATAAGTAAGAAGGAGTTTTTTCGCATAAATCAAAATCTACAAAAAATGCTACAGGTAGGTTTAATAAGTCGATTAACTTGTAATATCTGTCGTTTACTTTAATAGCCGCTTTAGGATGTTTGTTCATATTAGACTGTATGCTATCTACAAGTTCGTTCACAAACCGCATTAAATCTTGGAATGGTAGGTTGTAAAAAACTTCTTTGTCTATTTCAGTAACTTTACTTAATAGATTTACAAATCTATCAATGTCGCTTCTATCGTAGTTGCATAGCAAAATAAAATCTTCGAAGTGCTTTACTTTTACTTTATACTTCAAAGTTAAGTTTTGTTTTTTCTTAATTATCATTTTTTAGAGTTTTTATTAGTAGTAGATTTTTTAGAAGTAGGTTTTGTAGTAGTAGTCTGCTTTTCAGTAACCTCGCTGTTCTCCATAATCTCGTCGATTATTTGCTCGTCTACAACGACCTCTTTTGGCTTTTTAGCTTCGTAAAACAGGTATAAAGCTTCCTCTAAATCGCACTTTCGAGATGAAATTCTATTGCCTGTTTTTTCGTAAATCCACTGCTGCAGATATACCCTCTCCGCATAGGTTAAATTTAACATTCTTTTGTTACTACGAAGCATTTCTGCAGCTTCGTATAAATTTTGTTCTAAAATTAAATTTTCTTTCATAGCTTTGTTTTTTTTACAAATATATATTAAAATTTTAACATACAAATATTTTTAAAAAGAATTTACACCACCACCTCGAGAAGCCAGTCCCACTCCCATTTTTACTAACATATTAAAAGCCCCGCTGGTGGCGTCCACCTGGTCTTTAAATTTTCCATATGGGAAAAACTCAAGCTCCCTTTTAAATTCGTTGTTCCACTCTGCACGTAACATACTTATATTTCCCGCATTTAACTGCACTGCCAACGTATCTGCTCTAGAAATTTTATCTCCAGAAGGGCGGTCTGCATAGCATCTATATCCAGCCAAGTTTCTTATAGTGCTTTCTGCACTCTCCTTGCCCCCCGAACCAGGCTCCTGTTCGATAAAAACTGTAACTTGCTGTCCATCAAGCTCCGCCACCTGTCTTATAATTTTCTCACGCTCGCTTGCTTCCCACTGCCCTCTAACAACGTCCAACACCGCATAGGTTCTATTTTTTAGCATAGCCATTTTTACTCCAACCGTATAACAGCCAGCTTGGTGTGTCCCTGCCTTGTCCCAGTACCGCACTACTCTTACTACTTCTTTTTCGTCTAAATTATTGATAGTTAATAACTTGCTAACATCAAAAAAACTACCGCTCTTTGGCACTATCTGTTGTAGATACTGCATAGCAAAAGCATAGTCCCCCATCTCTACTCTTTTCTGCTCTAATACTTCTTTTGAAAGTCGCTCTCTATCTAATAAGTCGTCTGTATAATATTTTTTTAAGTCAGCTGGCTGTATGTTTTCTGATAACAAAGCTGGTAAACAGATGTGCTTTATATTTTTATTTTTACTTAATAGGTATCCTGTAGTGTCATTTTCGTGAAGTCGCTGCATAACTAGTATTACTACACTTACGTCGTTGTCCACCTTTCTACTAAAAATTACATTGTCAAGCCAGTCGTTTGTATTTCTAATCATAGTGTCAGATAGTGAGTCTACTGCATTAACAGGGTCGTCTAATAAAATGAAGTGTCCGTGTATACCACTTATGGTACCGCCCACAGACGTGGCATACCTGAAGCCCCCGACCTGATTGTCTTTAACTACTCTGAATAGCTGCTTTGTGTCGCTGTCTTCTTTTATCTTAACATCGAAAAAATATTTTTTAAACAAGTCGCTTCTCATAACATCCCTACAACGCTCGCTTATATTTATAGATAATTGATAGCTGTAGCTCACGCTAATGAATTGTAGAGAGTAGTCATTAACCCAACACCACAGTGGGAAAAAAATGTTTACAATAGAGGTTTTTGACATAGAAGGGGGTATGTTTATAATAAGGTCGTGCTGTTTTTTTTCTCTTTTGAATACACGTTCTGCAACGCTTTGTAGCTCGTCGCATAAATACTTTATATGCCAGTTATCTACAAGTTTTTCGTGATTTAAAGTGCTCCAAAAAAATTTGAAAAAATGATAGTAACTTCGCTTTAGCAAAGCTCTTTTAGCACCTATTTCAATTTCTACTTCTAATGTCTCCTTTTTATTCATTTTTTATTTTGTCTAATAAAGCATTAAAGGTTATTTGTTCCTCTAATGATAACTTACTTATATTAACCTCAATTTTCTTAACATCTTCGTAATTGACAGTAGTGTTAGCATTAACGTTAATATTTTGATTTAGAGCTTGTCTATCCTCATCGCTGCCATATATTTTTATTATACTAATCAACGCTGTAGGGTTATTGGATTCTAATAATTTATTTTTGGCAATATTGGCAACTTCAAATTTTTTTGCTCTTAACTTTTCTTGTATAATTTCATATTCTCTACTCCCTACTTTTATCTTATTAAAAAATGTTTTTTTGCAACAATTCATAAATGAAATTAATTCTGACAACGTAGAAGGTGAAAAATCTTCAATTTTCTCTAAAGCATCTTCTAAAATTACTTTTTTAGTGAATTTCTCAGGCTTCATTGCTTAAAATTTTTTGCATTCTATTAACTATAAGTTGACAATTTTTAGGTTCTATTTCAACCATATAACAACGTCTATTTAGTTTTTCTGCTGCAACCATAGTTGTTCCACTACCACCAAAAATGTCTAAAATTAAGTCGTTTTCATTGCTATAGTGCTCTATTATTGAAGATACAAGTTCAATGCTTTTTTGATGTTTAAAATTTACACTTTCTGATTTATCTATGTTACCTCTATATTTTGTGTTTATTACAGTTGAGAAACCGTCGTGTAAATTTTTAAATTTAACACTTTTACCCTTTCTTTCATATGAAATAATTGTGTGGTTATTGTAAGGATTATTAGGGCATGACATTGAAAAAATTACGTATGATATTAAAAAATATACAAATTCTAACTTTGAATTTTTTAAATAGTCCACTATACCTTTATCGCTGTGCATTATAAAAATATTAGCATTCTCTATATTATTAAAAATTATATCTGCATATGTTTTATTATCTTTAATGACAAAAGGGGGATCTGTAAAAACAAAGTTAGCTTTCTCACCTTTCATTAATTTATCCAAAGTAGCTTGTTTTGTACAATCACCACAAATTAACCTATGTCTACCAATTTCTATTATATCGCCTTCTTTTATATTAGTTTCTATTTCATTATTTACTTCAAAATTATCGTCTTTTACCTTTGTTTTTATTGCTAAATTCCAATTAGCCAAATTTTTTGTATTCCAGCTCTTTAATTTTGCATAGTCCCAACGCCCAAAAGGTACATTGTCTTTTATTATGAATTCCTTTTTTTGCTCTTCTGTTAAACCTTTTATTATTTTTATTACTGCTTTGTCTTCACCAAGTTCTTTTAGAGCCTTGTATCGCATATTACCACCTAAAATTTGATAGTTTTCGTCTACTACTATCTCTCTAATTTCAAGCATTTCAGGAAATTCTTTTAAAGACTTTTTCAATAATTCAAACTCTTTTTTGTCAATTTTTCTAGGATTGTTTATATTTTCTTTTATTTCTTTTATATCTACTATTTTAGTTTCTATTTCCATTTTTTTATTATTTGTGTATTTATTGTATTTTTATCCAAAATTAGCAAAAATTTTTGAAATAGTATAAATAGGCCAAAAGAATTTTAGGACACGTGTAGGACAAGGTAGTGGTGTCCCCCGTCAAAGCCACGCTAGTATTGGTTTACAAGGGAATGATAAAACGAGTAGGACAATTATGTTTAAAACGCCTAAAACGCAGGCTAATTCTACTATATAGTGTCCTTATAGGACACTATTTTTTACTTTTCTAGTAGATAGATAGGAATATATATAAATATATATATAGTATATATATGGGATAATATAAAAATATATATAGGGGGGTATAGATAATTAAAATTTTGTGTCCTTACGTCCTAAAAATACCTTCAAACCCAGTCTGGTAGCAGGATTGAGAGTTTTTAGGTGAGGTGTCCTATACGTGTCCCATAACCACCTTCAATCCAGCTCCTATAAAGGCTTTTAGGTAGTTTAATACGTAGTTGTCCTAAAAAATTTTCTACGTGTCCTAAAAATTAATTTTTATTGACCAAAATGTGTGGTAAAAAATAGCAAAATTTAATGGCAAAAAAAAATAAAGAAAAATGTAACTAATTGAATATTAATAAGTTATTTTTTCAAAAAGGTGGGGTAATAAATTTAGATATAAAAAAAAGGGAGTTTTTACTCCCCTTTAAAATTTTTTAAAATTAGATATTAAAATGGAATATCGTTCGAATAATCTTTTTCGCTAATAATTACTGTTTTGCTAGAAATACTATCAGAAGGTAGTTGTTCATTAGTTTCAATTTTTTCGCTGTTATTTTCGTGGGAATTAATAAACTCCACTACACTTTTATGATTTTTATGTTCATATAAGTAAACAAAACCTCTTACTCGCTGTTTTTCGATATAAAATCTATCGTTTTTTATAGCTTTTAAGTTTTTTATCTGAATAAACTTGTTCATAGCTCTAGTAATTTTAGCAGTTTCGATTTCTTTATCTGCAGAATAATACTGTTTAAACGCTTCTAACAGCTCTTTATTAGAATAATTTCGTTGTTCTGTTAAAATTTTATAGCATATCAAATCACAAAAATCTAAAAGGTCATCATCCCATATAGCAGCTGTTAATTTCCTATCTGTTATATTTTTTCTTTCGTAGTCTACGAATTCAGTTTCAATGTATAAAATTTCACAATCTATCATATAGTTGTAAAATAAATTCCACTCTGACTCAGTCCATCCACTGAAAAATCTTTTGCCAAATTCGTCGACAGGAGTTCGCTCGTCGTTGTAGTAATCGCTAAATTCAACCTCAAATTTTCTGCTTTTACCCGAATTGCTCTCGTCAGTCAAAACTGAATTAGATGTAATAATAAACTTTGGAGTTTGCTGATGTGTAAGCTGTATAGCTTTACGACCCTTCTTTTCTACTGTTAGTCCGTTCGTAACTACAGAATACAAAGAAGAGAAGTCGAATTTGCTATCTGTATCGTCGAATTGAATAATATTAGTGTCTACATCTACATTTTGAAATAAAAACCTATTTGAAAAATCTACTTTTCTGCCATTAATTTTTACCATCTTACTGCCCATTTTTTCTAACATTTGACATGTCAAAGTCTTACCAGTGCGCCCCCCCTGGTCAGTAACTTGCTCTTCACAAAAAACCACAACCTTTACATCATTTTCGTTTTTGTATTCATAAAGCATATATCCTAAAGCGCTTCGTAGAGCTAAAAATCTTTTGTAATTCTCAAGCCAGTCGCCGTCCTGCAAAGAAGAAGTTACATTTTTATGAAATTTATATACCATAAAATTTTCGTAGTCCTGTATTCTAAAAAATCTTACATCTATGATTTTATCAAACCAAACTTTCTTTTTTAGGTCTTTATATTCTAAAAGTTCAAGTTTATAGTTATTTCCTTTTTCGTATCTAACTACGACATTATCAAAGTATTTATAAAAAATTCCAGGCTCGTCGTGATTTATCTCAACGTCTCTTCTACTTAAACGATTCATAACAAGTCTAAATTTTTGGTCGGAGAAGTTATTAAAAGCGGTTCTAACAGATTCTTTATCGAAATTATCTTTATCATCGAATTTGTAGTCGTTTGGCAAATTATCTATGTAATTTTGTATATATTTTACTACAAAGTCTTCATCTATTTTTTTCAGAACGTTTAATTTTTCATACACTAAAATAGTATCTTCATTTTCTTTATAGTAGTAATATATATTATTTTTATCTAAAAATCTAACTAATAGGTCTACGTTTATTACTATTTCATTTTCGTTTTTGTAAGTCCAAAATTCGAACAATTCCGATTTTTTTGTCTTCTTTGGAGCTTTATTAGTAGTAGTTTTTTTATTGTTCATATTTGGTTTTTTATCAAACTGTGGATACTGCTCTAGTAACTGCTTTACAGCTTGTTTAAAATCGCCGTTGGCTTCTAAAATTGAATATACAGCAAAAGGGCTGTAGCTTTGCTCGCTTTCAAAAGGTAGTGCGTTGCTCGAAAAAACATAAAATAGGCGTGGTTCTTTTAAAAAAGTTGCACTATTCCCTCTTTCTGATTTACCAGGTCGTTTGAAATGAATTTTATCTTTTTCTTCTTTTTCTATTGTCCAGCCGTGCTGTAGTAAAACATTTATAAAATCATCTTTTTGATTATATAAATCGCCTATTTTTTCACCTTCAATTTTTTCATTTGTATTTGGTTTTATGTAGTTAGTAGTAGGTTTCTCGTCTTTAATAGCATTAAACTGATAGCATAGCTGAAACAAATAATCTCTCTCCTCCTCTGTTATTTCCTTTACTTTCAGGATATTATTTTTAATTACATCATACCCTTTGCTGGGATGTATAATGCAGTAACCTCCCTCTCCTCGCGTCTCGATAACAGTTAATATATTACCTTGTAAATCTTGCTGCCTTGCTAACTTCTGATTACCTTCAAATTTTTTACACCTGTAAATAATATGATAACCTTTATTTTTGCTTTGTTCAATTACAAGTTTATCATACAATTCTGGTCGTTCGTTCGATAAATTACTTATTAAATTAAGATAAATAGATGAGGCAGCATCAAATTTATTGTCTATATCAATAATTTCAAGCCCTCCCGATATAGCTCCACAAATCACTGCCACACCTTCCTTTTTCATACTACCCCACTTCTTACACTCCTCCTGGCTTGGCAACCTATTTTGAAATTCTTTCCAAGCCACCAAAGGCTTTTTATCCGAATTAACAGGAATGCTCGAAATACCTTTGTCTAACAACAATTCAAAAATATTTTTTTCCATAATTTTATATTTTTTTGTTCATATTACTAAATTTTTTATAAAATTAAACTAAATTTTTGCTTAAAACATACTAATTTTTAGCAGTTTTTAATTGTTTTTTGTCAATTTAAATATTGATTTATATCAATTTTTTATTGATTTTGATACACGACAAAATACTCTTTAAACAGTTCTAAAACATACGCTGAAGGTTCTATTTCGTAATATTTTATATTGTTATATTTGTCGTATATTTTTTCAATATAAAAAATTACGCATGAATAAGCTATATAATAATTTAACTTTTTGTAGCTTCCATCTTCGTTTTTAATAGTATCATAGATAAATTCATAGATATAAACACTTAAAGCAAATAAAGCATCTCTAACCAACTTTTCATTTTTTTTATCTAGTTCAGCTAATTTTAAAATTTCTTCGATAGACAGTTGAATTTGAGGTATAAAAGGAGTTTTTGTAGAGTTTAATTTTAATCTAACTTTTCTACTATTAATGAGCTCTTTAAGTATAGTATACATAATTTTTTTATAATCTTCGTTTAAATCTAGATTATGTCGTTCAAACTCGCCTTTTAGCTGTTCAAAATCTTTTTTAAATTCAATTTCAAGCTCCATATCACTTTATTTTATCATTAAATACTCATCTACTCCTTTTATAAACTCATCTAAACTATTAACTACTAAACATTTGTAACCATTAGCACTTAATAGTTCTATCATGTCAGACTGATTTTTGCGTAATCTATCATCACCATATTTTATCTCTATAAAAGCTCCGTGATAAACGCCTCTCGGCAAAGCTAAAAATAGGTCTGGTACTCCTGCTTTCAATCCTTCTCTGTTAAGCCTGTTATAAATTTTTACTCGTAACTCCTTGTCAAAAATCGGTAGTCCATTAGGTATAGCAAATAATAGGTCTTTGTATTCACTATACTGATACCTAAACCATTTTACACATCCAGCTTGCAACATGCTGTGCCCATCTGAATTCACTTTGTAAATAACTACTTTACTTCTTTTTTCTGTTTGCTTTTTCATATTATTATATTTTTAATTTTTTATGATTTTTTCTTTTGTTAGTAAATACTCTCCCTTACCAAAGTAAATTGAGCACCTACCTTTTGTTATTTCATTAATTTTATCTATTGCTAAAATTCTATTTAAATAGTTACTTTCGTGTAGCACTACTATGCCTTTTAATAAGTTTAAATTAACATTTTTTAATAAGTTACAAAAACGCTGTAAGGACATATGATTTAATAAGCCTTTATAGTGCATATATTCTACGTTTTTATTAATTAGAGCTTCATTCAAAATGTCGTCATCGTAGCTAATTTCACTAAAAATGTAGTCAATTTCGTTATATAATTTGCTAATTTTATAGTAATCTGTTGCCCACATAATATTTATATCATCTGCTTTGTTATAAATGTATGCAGCTATGTTTTTAATATTGTGAAAAGCCTCTACAGTTGTTATTTCGAAGTTATCTACTACTTTAGTAGTGCAATAGTTAGTTATATCCACTATTTCAGCAATTTTATCGGCAAATTTTGAATGGTCTTTGTGCTCATGCGTGATTATGCATGCTTTTAGTCTGTTGTAAATACTAACATCTTTTATTATTTTTGTGTTTAAACCGCAATCTACCATAATTGCAGTAATTCCGTCGTCAATGAGGGACAGGTTACCGTCACTCCCTGTCCCATAAATATTAACTTTTATCATAATTAGAATGGTATATCAATTTCATTATCTACATCGGTAGCTACGTCGGTAGTTACATTGTTTTGCTCTGTAATTATGTTATCAGTGTTTTGCTCTATAACTTGCTCTGCGTCTTGCTTTGCAGTTGTTTTTTTAGTAGGTTTTTTAGTTTCTTTATTTTCTTTTGTAATAACTTCATTAACTACATCGTCGTCGTTTTCATTGTCAATGTAAATAAATTCGTTTTCACCTACTATAACTGCTTGGTCTGTCTGCAATGCACGTCCTATTTCATCAGTCAAAAATGGCATGTATTTTTTTAATGTTAATTTTCCTATTGTTTTACAGCCCATTTCAATAAAATTAGTCACCCACGCCCCTTGATTATGCTTAAAACTTTCCGAATATCGTTTTGCATGTGCCATCATTTGTTCATATGTCATAAATTCAGTACGTTTAAAACCATTTTTTAATTCAAGATAACATGCAAACCCAATTATTTTATTTGATTGCTTTTTTGAAAAATCAAATTTTGAACCTGTTAGAGGGTTGAATTCTAATAATTGTCCATCGTATACTTCAGTTGTGCTAAAATTTATAACTAAACCACTACGAATTGCTAATGCTATAAAGCCCTTTGCTCCAATTTGAAATTGTGCATAAGTTTTGCCCTTCTTATTATCCCTGTATGGTATAAGATATGCAAGTCCAAAATTATTATTAATCGGTAATTTCAAAATAGCTGCATTCATTAACCCAAATAGCACACTATTTCGGTCTATATCAGCTGGAAAGTTATTTTGCTGGATAGTAGTTATTGCAGACATTATAAAGTTTGTGGGGTCTTGCACAAGCTTGGCAAATTCTTTAATTACGTGGTCTTGCTTTAGAAAATCTTTTAAAGGTAAATTTTCACTTTTTTCAATTTGTGTTTTCATAATTTTTTTACCACTGCCCTATGGACTTATTTTGGCTTCTGGCACGCCGATTTATTTGTTTATATTTTTTCTATTTTTAAATTGTTAACTTCACTAACTTTTGTTATAATTACATTAATGTTTTTTTCTTTTAATCGTTCAATTAACTTTGCATAATTGTTATCATCAAAGCTCTCTCCCCTATCTACTAGCAACGGATATTTTAGATTATAATTTTTGCGTAATAATAACATTAATTCTACGTTTGCTCTAATTTTTTCACTATCACTTGCACTTAAATAATCTACATCATTAACTAAAATTTTGCAAGCTGGCTTTAAATCACCGTTTGTGAGTTGTTCAAAAAAGCTAAATTTTATAACATCAAAGTTACTATTTACTTCATTTTCAAAGCTTTCAGCAAGCTGTATGCGTGCCTCCTGCAATTGTTTTAGTTCACTTTCTATAGCTAATTTTTGCGTACTTAATTGTTTTAAATTTTCAGTTTGAATTTTTAGCAATTCTGGTATATTAGTAGTAACTTTATCATTGCTGCTTTGTTTTAATAAATCTTCTAATTGCAACTCTAATTCTACTTTTAATCGCTTTATATTTTCTACATCTGCATTTTTTAATTGCAGTTGCAATGTTTTTATTTTGTTTTCTGCAATTTGTAAGTTTTTTTGTAATTCTGTATTTTCATTTTGCAATTTCTCTATTTCAGTTGCAAGTTTTTTGCCTTCTGCGGTTATATTTTCAAGCTCTTTTGTCTTTTTGTCAAACTCAATTTTTTGTAAGTTGTCTGGCAAAACTTGTTTACAATTAAAACATATATCAGTGCGCCTTTTAACTACTTCTTTATAGTTATTTCGCAGTGTAATAACTTTTTCATTATACATTGCTATCATTTTGTTATTTGTGTCTATTTTGCTCTTATTAGTTTCTATTTCATAGTTAATTTTAGCTATTTCAGTTTGCAAAGCAGTTATTTGACTAATTTCAAACTCTTTTTGCTTTATCAATTGCTTTATTTTCTCAATTTCCTTCTTAATTTCAATATCGTTTTTAGTATTTTCAACTACTTTAACATTTTTATATGCGTCTATCTGCACTTTTATATCATCAATCTTCTTTTTTATTGCTTCTAATTCAGCTTTTTTGCTGTCAATTTCGCTCGTGTCTTCATTAATCTTAAAAGTGTCTAATATTATTTTTCGCCTCCTTTCCATTGTTAAGCTTGTAAAATAATACTCATATACCATCGCAGATAGTAATATATCACTATCTGCATAGCCAAAATGATCATAAACAACCATCTCAAAATCTTTGCTTTTAATTTCGTCAAAGCCTTTATAGTATAGTGTTTTAGTAGAATTGCCGTCTTTTACTATCTTTTTAGTTAATGTAAATCCTGCGAATTCTAAACTTACACTTGCAAATTCACTGCCGTGTCTAATTATATCAAATTTTGTATCACCATAGATATTTTTCCCAGTAAAATACCAGCAAAGTGCATCTAATATAGATGTTTTGCCTATTCCATTTTTTGCTGTAATTTGCGTAATGCCTTCAAGCTCAAATTCAATGCTTTCGAGCCCTTTAAAATTTTCGATTTTTGCTTTCATAACTTTGTTTTTTTAATCTACGTATCTACTTATATAAAATGCCAGTTCATCAGCTATTTTACAAAAAATGTTACTGCTAAAATAAGGTAGTGTATCTAAATGCTTTAAAGTGAACTTTATATTAGCTTTTTGCAACTTTTTTAATTCTTTAATTTTAATATTTGTAACTTCAAAATACAAATTTATCAACTCTTTTATGTCTTTAGTGTTAAAAAAATATGTAAATACTAGTTCGTCTGCGTTTATGTCTAGTGTATCTACTAAATAATTAGCTACATCTTCTTTTAGTATTTCGTAAAAGTCTAATTTATTATCATTATTCAGCATTTCACCTGTTTTTTCAAAATAAGTATTTATTAACTTTTTGCTTATTTCGATTTTTGCTTTCATAACTTTTGTTTTTTTATTGTTTATTTATATAATTCCATTTTGCTTTCTAAAAATGCTATTGCATTTTGTCCTGTATTTATAGCATTATTTATAGCTTCAGTTTTATTTGCACCATCGAAATAATATAGATTATATCTTGCCCTTCTGATATAATCTTCATTTCCCCAGTTTGCTTTTAGTAATTCGCCTTCGAAATAAACATTTAATATTATATTTTTAAAAATATTAGGATCTAAATATAGTCTACCATTTTCGTTTAAAACAGCTGGCAATAAGATAAATAAATTAGCTACTTTTTCTGTATCGTCAAACTCGACCTCAAACCAAGCTCGGCTCAATGGTGCCTGGTTGCTAACTATTTTAGTTACTTCTTTGTAACTTAATAAATTTTTGTTTAAATTCTCGGTTTTCATAACTTTGTTTTTTTTGGGTTAATTTGTGGCGGAGTAAAGTTTCGAACCTCTGCGTCGCGCTTGCCTCCGCCTATTTTGTTTAAAACATGCCTAAAACTTCAGATTTGCTTACTATTTCGTAGTTGTCATTTTCTACTTTTATAAAGTAGTTTTCTGCAGATTTAGAAAATTGGCAATTTCTATAAATTTCGTAAATACCATCTTCCTCTATTATAGCACCATCTTTATCGTTTATAAAGGTGCGAGCTAGCCCCCATTTTGGGTCTGTTCCATTTATTTTTGCTACCCAAAATTTGCCAAAGTAGCTATTAGAGCGATTTCCAGATTTAATGTAAATTTTACCATTATCTAATATTTCTATTTTTGTATTCCAGCAAGCCATTTTACACCTCCTTTCTTATAATAAAATTATTTCTATTCCACGTAAACGATTGTATTTCCAGCCAGTTTTTGCACTTTTTACCTGTAAATTAGCATAATGGAAGCGTAATTCTCCACTTTTTAGCCATTCTATTTTGGCTTTTGCAGCTTCTTTATTAGTGGATAGCCCAAAATACTCCACTTTTGTTTTGTAGTTTACACCATTTTTCCTTAAAAAGGCATATACGCCGTTTAATCCTTTTTTACTGTAAACGTTATTAATTTCGTTTACTACTGTTTCTAAATTTTTTTCTGTCGTTTTCATAATTTTTGTTTTTTTGTTGTTGTTTAAATTTTATGTTACAAATATACAACAAAAATTTAATAGGAACAAATCAAAAAATAGGCTTTAATCGATTTATTTTTGTGTTTTATCTTATTATTTTATTTATTAATCTTAATTTTTTACCTGTTAGGCTAATATTTTAAAATTTGTAATTATTAGCCTAATGGATATTTACTATAGATAAAATGGTATTTTATAACGACGAAATGAATTTTTGAAACGATTAAAGTTTTTATAACCTACCCAAAGATTTTGTCTATTATCCAAGAAAGCCAGCACTAGGACTTCTATTTGGCTATATTCTGGGTCTATTTTATTAGTGTTTATGCCGTATTTGTTAGATAGCCAGCTGTAAGTAGCTGATTGGAACTGACAAGTGCCGATATCGTTCGTGTAAGATACAATAGACATACGATGTTTAGCTGTTTTGTGATAGTTCGATATGCCAATTTCTTGAATTATAGTGCCTTTGACATCGTTATATAGGTGCAAGGCCTGATGTTTATTGCAAATTATATATATTTTAATGTCTAAATCGTTGTAATAGTGAGAGATTACGAAGTCTCTAATAGGTAAAGGCATGATAGAATGCGAGGTGTAGCTATTAAATAGCAAAAAGATTAATAAAAATAGAGTGTTCATAATACTTTTATTTATATAAATAATTAACTATTTCGTTTGCAAAGTTACCAGTTACATCTAACATTATACTAGTTATATCTATCCATCCAAACAATTTTATAGCTTCATAAATATTTTTCAAGTCTTTAAAATCAGTTCCTGTAGCGTCTTTCAGCCACTCTAAAATTTTTCGTATATCTTTTAATCTAAAAAAATATTTATCACAAAAATAGCCTTCCTCACCGTACCAGCACACGTATTCAAATATGTAATTTTTTATGTCGTTGTATAATCGTATTTTTATAGTGTTAGTATCGTCTTCTTTATTGTAAACACTGTAATAGTAATTTTCTAATTCTTTTATTAATTCTTTTGTTTCCATAATATTTTTTATTTTTTATTATTTTTTTTATTTTCCCAAACGCTCCACACAATTGCGTTGTAAGGTGTTAACTCGGCTATTTTAGTTAATAATTCAGCTAACATTTTTTTATTATAATTTTTTATTTGCTTGTTAGCTATATAATTACATACACCATCAATAGCTTGCTTTATTTCATTTTTTTTATAATTCTTATAAATAAAATTACACATTAATTCAAATTCTTTGTTTTCCATAACTTTTTTATTTTGAAATTAAACCTAAAATTACCAAAAACTCCACAAAGGTAGCACCAGCAAAGCTATTTCGTTGCCTTCGTAGATGTTTAATCTTACTGCTATATATTTTATCATTACTGTTAATTACACTATCTTTTAATATAATAACGCTATCCTGCACTGCTATTATATTAGAATATATATTATTTTGCAAATAACAATTAGCTAACAATTCACTATCTTTATTACATTCTATTAACTTAATAGCTAACTTTTGTACTGTAATACTATCAAAGCATATAAACGTGTCTGATTTTAATAGATTTGTATGCAGAAAAGTATCATAAAAACTAATATAATCGTCATAATTGTAAACATACACACTATCTATTAGCTGTTTATATTTTATTTTTATAACTGTATCAGTTTTTTTAACATTTTTTAATTCAAAAATCAAGCTATCAATTACTAAATTATTACTATAAATGCGTTGTTTATAGTCACTAATCAGCTCTTTATTCTCTTCTATAAGTTTATTTTTCTTTCTAAAACCTTCTCCTCTAAACATTATTATTAGCAGTAAAACGCAAATTATTAGCAAAAACCACTTTTCTCTATTACTCATATAAAATACCACTTATTTTAAGATATAATTTAAACCGTTCATCTAAACCATTATATCCACCGTTTATTTTTTTAGTTAATTTTTTGCAAATGTTATATGAACCTGTTTCTATTATTATGTAGTCGTTTAATTTATTTTTATCCCAATAAAAAAAAGCTGTTAATACTAGCAAATCATTGTCTTTTAATATTAAATCAGGATTATTTATTATATCTTTATTCTTTACCCAATTAGCAAATAATATATAATTATTTTTGCCAGTCAATTGTATAGGCCCTCGCCCCCTATATCTCCATCCATCACCACTAGCTTCATCACCGTTGCCCATTCTATTTGCATAAACCCTATTAGCAATTTTTTCAGGTTTATAGGCGTATTCATTAGCTTCCTCTACGGTTTTAAAGTATTTTGGGAAAACTTGCAGTAAACGTTTAGCACTATAAGTAAATTCTTCTTCTATGTAGTTCATATAACCACTTTCATAGTTTACTTGCGCTAAAAAATGGCTAATGCGTTCAGAAGTGTTTATCTTGTATTTGTCGCAATACTGTAAAAAGTAGCTGTAATACTCGCTTTTGATAAATCCAAAATTTTTTGCTCGTTCTAATAAATTTTTTGTATCCATAATTTTTTTTACAAAATTAAACAAAAAATTCCATATATCCGTTTACAAACGACTACAAATATTTGTAAATACAGATCTATGAACACCAATAAACAAGGGGGCTTGCGCCCCCTGTCTAACCCTGAAAAATAAAATTATGAAAACAACTAAGTAGAATTTAGTATTTCAATTCCTTATGGTGCGATTAACTGCTAAATTCTTTATGTAACTGTTCAACTAAAATATCAGTATATTTTCTCATAATTTTTTTACAAATATACAACAAATTTTTATATTAACCAAATTTTTTTTTACTTTTTTGCAAATATTTTTTTCTTTTTTAGTTTATTTTTTTAGTTAAACTACCTAATTTTTTTATAAGATAGTCTATTAAATACTCGCTTACATATAAGTTCAAAAACTGCGCTGTTACAAAACTAAAAAATAAAACGTCTAATCGTATCTTTATAACAAAATAATAGAATATTGCCACTATTATTCCGATTAATAGTATTATCCACCTTGTTTTTATCTTAATTTTTGTAGATAACCTACTTTTTGTTATCATATATCCTAATAACATAACACTACATAGATAACTTACATCCAAGTTATCAATTATTAATTTTATATATTCATTCATTGCCGTTTAATCCTTCTTTAGCTAATATTATCTTTATTCTATCTACTTTTTTGCAAATTTCAGACAGCTTTTTGTCTAAATTATTAATTTTTTCTGTTAGAGTTTTATTCTCCTCTACCAGTTTTGTAATTTGAATTTTAATGTTTACGTAACCGCCTATAATAGCCACCAACAAGGCTATTATAGAGACTAATTCAGAAATATTGAAGTTGAATTCCATATTTTTTATATTATTTTTAAATCTTCACAACTGTTTAAACTTGTATCTAACTTCACTTCACAATTCAATATCCACCCTGTAATTTTTTCACTGTATGCCTCGTCACTCACGGCTGTTAAGTTAAAATTAGTAGCATAATGCACACGTTTTAGATAAAATTGTAGATAAATAAGTCTTTTTAACAAATCATCTTGCACTTCTATGACATTACTATTATCAGTTTTTAGCTTATCAAAAGCAAAAAAATTAAATTTTAAATTCGTGATAGAATTCTCTAATATACTATGATTTATAGCATCTGTATGATACACCATCATAGGATATTTCAATTCTTTTTCAGCAAAAACATTATTTACATAGCCATAATAATGACTTTCAAACAATCCTTCGTCATTCAAAAAGGTATCTATACTATCTAAAAATTCTTTAAAATTCATAATATTTGAAAGTTTTTATATGCTTTGCTATTTACGTGTGTATAATAATTATCTTGAATAAATTTTAGCATTTGACTTTTATAGAATTCTTTATCGCTGTTCAACTGATTAAGTAAGCTAATACGCTCACTATCAGTTACTTTAACTGCATTTTCTGCATTCATAGACAAAACCCCTGCTGCTCTAATCTGATACGATAGAGTAGTTACAGCACGATACTCTATACAGCTTGTAATGTACTGTAACATCAAATATCTTAACTGTATGTCAGCTGTAGTCTGCGTTCCATTAGTCCATCTACTCAAAAAGTCAGACCAGAAGCCTTCCTGGAATATTGGCAAAAATTCTATCGCTTTCACAACGCTCAACAACGAAGATATAACATCATCGTTTATGTTTTTTTGCATTATCGACGTTGCTTTTATGTCGTCTATCGTAAATAAATCCTCGAATGTCATAATTTTTTATTGATTTATCGGTTCTAAAACAAAAACTTGGTGCCAATAGTGTCTGCACCAGGGATAGACTTTATCTCCCCATCTTAACATACCCCCTCGATACAACCACACATCCAGCCCTGCTCTTGCTGATATGGTATCTATTTCCTTTTTAGTGTAAAGCCTATTTAATCTAATCATTTGTTTACAAAATTTGCGAGACGTAGGTATAATCGGCTCTCCAAAGCCAGGTTTCACGGTGTATTTATAGTAAGTTCTTACAACCTGTATATTTGTATTTTTTAAGATATTTTTACCATTCCTGGTTATGTCAAAGCCTTTTATATAGCCGTTTTGCTCCAAAATTTCTAAACTTTTGTTTAATCTATCTTTAGAAATACCTAATTCGTCTATTATTCCTAGTAAATTTGCCTTTTCGTTTATAGCATTTAATATTACGTAGTCATTATAGCTTAAATTTTGTGCAAAATTAAGATATTTTGCTACCTCAAAATCCTCAATTCCACCTGTTCCATCCTCATTTAGCTCCTGTTCATATACTATTTTTACTGTATCATCTATATTTTTACCTGTTTTACTAAACAAATCTATGATAAAATCTACGTTTTCATCTTCAACAAACTCTTTTTCACTACTAAAAGCATAATTAGTAGTAGAATTTTTTAAAAAATTTGGTAAAATTTCATCTATTTGGATACTAATGCCTATATTTTTTAGACAATCTAATAAATATTTGCGGCGAGGTAAGATATATTGACTTCTAAAAATATCAAAGCTGGTTGCAAGCTCTGTTGCTCCACCAAGCTGGCCTGGTGTTTTAATGCCCACCAACAGTGGATTTGTGATTTGGTGAGATATTAAGATATCCTCTTTAACCGCTTCCCAGACGGCATTATACCTATCTACCATGTCCGTTTGTGGAACGGGATGCACGGCTATCGAAGACTCAGTGCCCTCTTCTGTAAAATTTATGTAAGCTGCACCCCAATTATTTTTTTGATAAATAGATTTTTTAATGTCGTTGATATATGCTTTTTTTTGTTCATCATCTAATTTTCTACCTGCGATTATATCAATAATCGAGCTCGCTTTAAAACCGTTATAAATCTCCCCCAGATTGTAGTTTTTAATCGCTATATCTGTCAAAATTGAAGGTATAGCTGAGTTGTAAATTGGCACTGGGTAGTTATTAATCGAAGTTTCGCTGCTCTCGTCTGTTAGCACAAATGGGTCTAGTCCAAAAAACGCTACTGCTGTATCCCAGTTTTCATCAAAAAAATTAGAGTAATAAACCACACTATCTTTGCTTTTCCAATTTTCGCAGTATGCATAATTACCATCTTTCATTACTCGCAAGTTTGCAACACTGATGTAGTCTGCTTTTAAGATACCTTCGAAACGTTCGAATTTTAGTGCAAAGCCGTTAAAAATTTCGTAGTCTTTTATAAGTTTTTTTACTATTTCATTTATATCATCTAAAAAGTAAAAACCATTAGCTTCAACGCCCTTCAATCCCCCACTATATATATAGTTTATTTTGCCATTTATTATACCCTGATGCATTCCAGAGTTTATGAACAGATAATTTAAAAAATATGGGTAGCTATCATTATCTCCCCATTTAATAGTATTTCCCGAAGTATTTTTTATCGAACTTTTGGGTATGTTTATCTCTAATTTTATCTCTTCCATATTACTTTATTAAAAAGGGGCTTGCACCCCCTTGATTTTTTTATTTTTTATATTTGTTAACTCTCTTCTGCTATAGTCAAAGTAGCTATAACAGTAGCAGATACGATTAGCATGTTTGAAGGCTGTCGGTGCGTAGCTGTTAAAGTTACACCAGATGGGTCTTCGAAAGCAGTGCCGGTTGTGTAATTAGAAAAAAACTTGGCTCCACCTTCGTGGAAGTATAGTTCGTAGGTGCTATCGGCTTTCTTAACTATAACCATATGTCTACCTTTTGTTAGAGCATCTATCTGTTCTAGCACGTTGTTATCTATCTTATTTATCTTAATTTCGCAAGTTTGTTCGTAAGCTGCACTAGAATTTTCCACACTGCCAACAGCATTACTAGCAAAATTCGAAGTTTGCGGTTCGAATGCTATCTTATATGCAGTTGCAGTGCTTTTTAAAGTCAAAGCACTTACTTGAAAGTCAGTTACAGTCAAGGTATCAACATCCTCTATATTGATAAAGTAAGATTCAGACACGCCTCCAGGTGTGTCGCAATCCTTTAATCTAATCCCATTGGTTAATTTACAAGGCATATTCCCTCCTTTCTTTTTAAAAATTATGGTGTAACTGTATTTACGTAAGTTGCGAAGTCTGTAATATCCGCTACAGCAGTGCCTAGATACAGCATAGCAGAAAATCTTATAGTTTCGTTGTCGTTCGAATACCAAATTCTAGTGTCTTCAAAGTCGCTTTCCAAGTCGGTTCCTAAAAACAGATAATTCTGTATACCAGCAACGGCGCTGGTTCCAGTCAAATAAGGAGTGGCTACCACAACGGCGTTGGTTAGAGGCAGATTAAACCTATTGTTAACAACCTCTATACTAGAAGTTATAGGAGCACTAGAGCTAATTATTTCTGAACGCACACCTGTCATCAAATTTGGACTAATAAAAATTATAGGATTAGCTTCAGTAGAATTTTTCCAATTAGCTGGTAAAGCCTCGAACAATTCCATTAAAATTCCAAGATTCGAAGTCGCTGTCGGTGTTACAGCAGTGCCATCAGTCAAAATTTTATTCAAAATTCCGTCCGTGCTATCTGCAAAAACGTAATTTTGTATATTTTTTCGTAAAACTTGTGCAAAGTAAGCTAGTAAAGCATCTTCTATATCTAAACTTTCATTGCGTGCACCGTTCGAAATGTGCACTTCGAGTGTAGTATTTACAAGGTCGTCTAAACATAGCTCCAACCCCATTCTTTTTTTGGTAACCGATATGGGAACGTCGGTTAAAACTAAATCAGTTGTATCTACAAAACCGCAACCTTGCGAGTCTACAAGCCCGTTTCCCACTCCACCAGTGCCTTGCAAGAAAATTTTTGGAACTTGTTGTGTGCCTTTAATGTTCGTAATTATACGAACTAAATCTAAATATTCGCTGTTATCGAATACACTATAAATCACATCTTCGATTTTGTCTTGTGTAATATTTATAGTTGTAGCTCCGCTTTTGTCTATCGCAAATTTAAACTTATTTTCTCCTACCTTTATAGTAGAAAGTTTCTTGTTAATCGTAAATTGATAACTATTCATTTTATACCTCCTTTTTGTTTATAATTTTACTTTAATTTGTGAAAAATGCACCCGCTCTGCACTAGAGCCATCGGTTGTTAATGGTTGTTGCTTTCTCGCTTGTGCAGTGGCTTTGTGAGAAGTAAAGTTTTCTAATTTTTTCTCTATAGCTTCTAATCGCTCTTGCAGTTTTTTGAATTCGCTCGCAAAGTCGCTATCTGCCTTGTTTTCAGACACTTGATTAATCGCTGTCATAGTGCCGTTCTCGTCTACAACTACTTCGTATACACTACCTTCGTAGTTAATTAGATACGTGCCTGCTTCGAGTAAAACTTCTGTTCCATCTTCCGCTACAGAGTAGATTAATTGCCCGACTTCGAGAGCCTCGAAAGTTACGTTCACGCCTTGATCCGTAACTGCATCAGTAAATTGTTGTTTTTGTTTGTTTTTTTCTTTTTCCATATCCTTTTTGTTTTTATTGTTTTTATATTTTAACTTTAACTTTTTCAAATCTGCTAATACTTCTATACTAAATCCTCGCAATTTTTTATTTTTTATCATATCCCAAATTTTTTTATCCACTACCTTGTAACTCACTATCCACGTGCCCTTTGGCAAAACGCCAAATTTTTCGGGAGCTCGCTTGTTATCATCTACGAAGTAACTTTCTAATAGTATAGCACTGCCTTCTATCACGCTCCCATCGTGGTTTATAGAAATTTTGTTAAACCCGTTTTTGCCAAAATAATCATATGCCATTTTTTCTATCGCTTCTGCAGTAAACACTAGCATATATTCGTAACCGTCGTCGTTTCTGTAAATCGGAGTATTAGCTAGCATAACCACACTTGTAACCATCTGCTTTTCAGTATCATAAAAATCCAACCGCTTTTTAGCATCAGAAAAGTATAACCACTCCTTCTCCGTCGCTGGTTCGGAGACAAAGGAGTTTACTATCATCTCTATTTCCTTCGTTTCGTCTATTTTATAAACGTCCATATAATAATTTTTCACAAATATACGTAATTTTTTTATTAATTAATCATTTTTATCAAAATTTTCACAATATTTTGTGAAAACTTGCACAAAGCTACTTTTAACTATACTTTTCAAATCTTTTAAATCCGCTATTTCTATCTTATCCCAATATTTTTCTAATAAATTCATCCGAAAATCTTCTCGAATTTTCTCGCTATTAGTGTATAAATTTATAGATGTATGTAGATTTTTTTCGTTATCTTTATAATAAATATCTACCATTTCGTCTTTAAAATAAATATATATACTTTTCATAAAATTTGATTTACATTTATTCTACGAATTCTATCTTGGGTAGACGTAATGTCACTTTCGAGCACGTAGACCCGTTGGGGAGGTGCTTCAGTAGCTTTATTTTCCTGCACTGCATTATAGTTCTGATTTACGTTGTTTGTGAGAGCAGGATTTATGCCACCTCCTGCACCTATATTTCCCGAATTTGCTATTTGTCTTGCCTGCATGATAGTCGATGTAATAATACCCATAAACGTAGCCAAAGTGCCCACAAAAAAAGCAATTTTGGAGATAGGATCTGCTGGTAGTTCGTTCATCATCTTCATCGCACCGTAGATGGCTTCACCCATCGCCTTTGCTTGCGATAAAGCTAAAGATATGTATGCAAAAGTCTTTTGCTGTCGTGCATTTTTTTCTGAAAGCTGCGACATGTTATTAAAAATCTGCGATAAAGCGTCTATCATTATAAAGCTTTGCTCTCGCATGCTGTCTCGCTTGATTTTTAAAGAATCTTCTGCCATCTTTTTTTCAGCTTCTAAATTCATCTGTATTTCAGCTTCTTTATTTTGTGTAAGCATGTCTAATTCAGCTTGCAGCATAGATTGTAAGTTTGTCAAACGTTCACTATCCTTCGCAGCTTCAGCCTCTTTTAACAACTCTTCATAGTTTTGTCTAATTTCTTGCTCTTTTAGTCTATAACTTTCTTCTATATATAGCTCATTATCGCCTCTATCCTTTAAACTTTGTAAGTAAATTTGTGATTTTTCTTTTTCCTTGTCTTCAATAAATTTTTTATAATTTTCTTCGAACTGCTCTTTTGCAGCTAATAGCTCTAAATCATATTTTACATTAATCTCAGCTTGTCTGTTAACTCTAGCTTGCTCTAGTTCTATCAAAGCTGCATTATATCTAGCTTTATCATTTTTATACTGCTCTAAAAATTTTAACTGTTCTAGATACCACTCCTCAACACCCATTAAATCTACGTTTCGCATTTTTTCAATCCTGCTAAACGTGTCTAAATCAGACAGCTCCTTCTGCAAGTTCATTTCCTCTATAGCTTCATTGCTGCTTTTTATAGTTTCGTTTATCTGTTTTGTAAAGTTATCATAGTCGTCTGCTAATTTTTGTAAACGCTCTTTCTCCTTCTGTGCAGCTTCACGCCTTCGCTCTGCTAAATCCTCTTCAGCCTTTTGCCTGTCTGCTTCAGATTTTTCTATAGCTTCGTTTTGCTGCTCTAGTGCTTTTATCTTCGCTTGTGTCTTTTCAGCTTCTCTTTGTAAGTTTCTAAAAGTAATTTCAGCCATCTTATTAGTCCATTTGCCACTTTCATCTGTAAATTTCTGCTGTATAGCAAATAAATAATTTATTTTAGCTTCGTAGTCTTTGTTAAGTTTATCCATCAAAGCATTATTTTTCTCAATAGTGCTAGCATTACTCAACGTAAGTTTTAGTAGTTCTTTTTCATACTCATCTTCATTTTCTTTTAGTGCTTCTGTATATTCTTTTTCAATTTTTTTCAACTCTCTATGAACTCTTTTACTCTCTCTCTCCCGCTCTCTCAAAGCTTTTTTTTGTTCTCTAGCTAGCTTGCGCTCGCTTTTTTCCACGTCTTCGTTGCTTTTTTCTAAATCTTTATTTCCTTTAAAGATACCACCATAAAACGCTCCAGCTGCCTTGAAAAAATCTCCAAACCAGTTAATAACTTTTTTTACTACTTCAATAACTTTATCGAAATTAGATATCAGTAGCCCCAAAGCCACGACTATGAGCCCTATTCCAGTGCTCGCCAAAGCTACTCTGAATGCCTTCATAACGCCCGTAGAGGTGCCTACAACCGCATTATAACTTGCTGTAACTGCTGTTAATATTTTTGTAGCTGCTATACGTGCGTAGTAACCTAGCAACGTCTGTTTTTCAAACGCTTGCGTAATCTGCATTATAGCATTATAGCTTTGCTGCACTATCATCATTTTAGACATAATCTGCAGATATTTTTCGCTCTCACCCCCTAAAAGCCCCATCACACCTGTAAACGCTTGGTAGCTGTTTACAGCCACGTTCACGCCTTGCATAGCAACGTTCATTTTTCTGTGATCTTGCGAAAGCTGCTGAACTTGCTGTTGCATATCCGAGTAAATGTCTTTTAGCCTAGCAGCCCTTTCAATCGCCTCTTTGCCAATTGGAGATTGCAAACCAGCTTCCTGTGCGATTTGCTGATACTCCTTTATAGCAGTCCTATACTGCCTTATAGACAAGTTACCTTCGTCCATATTTTTATTAAGTTCAGCTAACTTTTGTGAGAGTTTATCTGCACCGCTTGTATCTTGAAAACTCTGATTTATTTGCTGTCCAAGATTTTTCGCGTCACGCACTGCACCTTGCGTGTCGAGTTTCGCTTTAAAAATTATATCTTTAGCCATATATGTTAATTATTGATAAATCCAATGTTGCCCGTTCCAAACGTATGTCCCAGCCAGCTGTCCATTGTCTGCGTAGTCCTGTATGAATTCAGTGCTGTGATATCCGATGCAATTGTCTTCCAGTGTGGCATTAGCTCCTATAGTGATTTGTGTGAAATTACTACTATAAAAAGCATGATCCCCGATATACGTGCAAACAGGTAAACTCAACACTTCACTGAAATTACTATTAGTAAACGCAT